CCAATCCTACTCTGTACGGTACCGTCAACCTAGATTTGTACGGACAGAACAGATACAAGGCGCGTGTTGCTGAACCTACAGCAAAGATGAGCGAGTTGTGGGTATGGGACGATGATATTCAGGATTATCGCTGTGTAACTATGTGCGACCCTGACGTGGTGATATATGACCGCCCTGGTGCAAGCGTTTTCTTGAAAGGTGAACTGCCGTTCATCCAGATTTGCCCTAATCCTCAGTATGATTATTACTGGGGGCAGTCGGAAGTCCAGAAGCTAGTGTTCTTGCAACAACTACGCAATGGCCGGATGACAGAGATTCTCGACCTATTAAGCAAGCAGGTATCTCCTCCTACCGCGCTTTCTGGCTTTACGGGTATCTTAGACGAGAAAAACTTTGCGTTGAATAGACCTGGGGGCCTTCTTACTACTGATATGCCTAATGCAAAAGTAGATAGATTGTCTCCCAATATGCCGCCTGACTTGTTTGAAGTTATTCATGAGTGCGATGCAATGTTTGCAGAGGCCTCTGGTATTAGCTCCATCTTGTCTGGCCGCGGGGAACAAGGGGTACGAAGTGCCGGTCATGCCTCTCAATTAGCTAGATTAGGCAGTTCAAGAGCCAAAAAACGCGCTTTAATTGTTGAAGATAGCTTAGAAAAGGTTGCCACGCTGTACATGAAGTTGATGCAAGCGTATGACCAAACGCATTTTAGGGACGAATATGACGTGGCGTTTATACCTGAACAATTTACTAAAGATTATGTTGTGAAAGTGGACGCTCACTCCAATAGCCCAATCTTTATGGAAGATTCGCGTCAGTTGGCATTTAATCTCTTTAAAGCTCAAGCAATTGACAAAGAGTCTTTACTTGACTTATTAGAACCACCGATGAAACAATTGCTCAAGGAAAAGTTGGCGAAGCGTGAGGCGCAAGAGAAACAAAAACCTCAACAACAAGCAGCGCCTAAACCAAAATTGGAGGCCGCAGGTGGCGAAGCAGGGTAATACACAACCTAAAGCAGACCAACCTCGAGTGACAACGGAGTCGCTAAGACCTTTGAGCGCTCCATCGAATTTGCAGTATCGGAATCAAGGAGTAAAATCCTTTAACCGTTCAAGTAGTAGAAGTGGTGGTAGAGAATACAGCAGGGGATAACCGTAACTAATGGAGAGTACAAATGTACAAAGCTCACAAACGCGGTCGTAAGACCAAACGGTAATCCCGAGAGGGACGAGGGGTGTGGCTGACTTCCCCGTTATAGTTGGCCGCTGCTAATTGGAGACTCCATCATGGCACGCATGAAACGTAAAGGCCGTAAAGGTCGCAAGTAATTCCTGGGGGGTGGGAATTTTAAAAAATCACCCCCACCAATTTTGAGAGGATGACATGAGTGTTCCACCGGACCAGTTAATGAAGTTGATAGGCAAGGGTAAAGGCGCAGGTCTTGGCCCTGCTTCTGCTCCCTCACCAATGCCTCCCGTGGGTGACGCCCCAAGTATGGGTGACTCATCTACTGCACCAATGGCCTCACCTATGTCAACTCCTGAACCTAAGATGGGCAACCGCGAAGGCGCGTTAGTCAATTTAGGAATGGCGTTAGATTTGATTGAACAATCTTTGCCAGCACTGGGCAGCGAATCTGAAGAAGGCAAAAAAGCGTTAAGTGCTTTGACTGCTTTGACTTCAGTGCTAGGTGCGAAGAAAGCCAAAACAAACGAATTGCAACAGTCTGAAATTCTTCAGATGTTACAAGCCTTGCCTCAGGCGGGTGGTATGAATCCGCAGAGTATGGCATTACAAAACGCACCGGCAGTACCAAATATGCCGCCCATTCCTGGTGCTGTTCCAGGCGGCGCACCTCCAACCGCACCTCAAGCTAGCCCTTTATAGGAGTAAATCATGGATTTGTTTAAACCCCGTGGCGCAGGCCAACCCCGTAATCCCGTATCTGACAATCAGCAAAATGGTGTGGTTACTAACCCACCCCGCTTTGCACACCTTGGAGGCTTAGATTCTGCTTCCAAATTTGGTACCAAAAACAAGATGATGGTTGCAAAACCTGCTGACGGCAAAAAAGTCATCTGAAGTTAAAGGGGATATATTATGTCAACATTAGAAGACTTAAGTTACGAAGCGCGAGATGAGTTAGCCCTGCTAGCGCGTCAGCTATCAGAGAACCCAAATACACGGGAACAATTCTTACGCTTAACCAAACAGGCAAAGCCTGATATGTTAATTCCTGAGTTGGATATTAAGGATAAAACATATCAAGCAATGAATCAGTCTGAACAGCGCGTACAGCAGTTGGAAGCTAAACTGCAAGAGCGCGATGCAATGGCTGATTTAGAAAAACGCCGTATGTCTTTGATTAAAAAAGGTTTGGTTGATAACGAAGACCAGATTGGCGAAGTTGAAAAAGTGATGCTTGAGAAAGGCATTACCAACCATGAGGCAGCAGCAGAGTATTGGTCTTGGATGCGTCAGACCGCAGAGCCTACGCCTATGGGTTATCAACCTAGCGCATTGAGTAAGTTTGACTTGTCTATGTATTGGAAGAATCCAACACAAGGTGCAAGAACCGAAGCAGCAAAGGCCTTACAGGAACTTAGGAAAAATCCTAAACCTATCGGCTTGTAAAAAAGTAGGGGATACGTTTTTTTAAGGAGATAAACCATGCCTATCGGCGGCGGTATTATTCCAGCAACGGGGTCGTCCCAATATACCGAGTTGACTTACGTTACTCGCCGGGCGTTTATCCCAAAGCTGGTCGTTCAGCTTTACAACAGTACACCCTTGCTCGCAGCATTGATTGCTAACAGTCAGTCTGCCTCTGGTGGTGTGTCCTCCGTAACCGTACCCGTTCAGGGCGCTCAGTTTGTAAACGCGCAATGGTCTGATTACTCTGGTTCGTTTAATCAGCCTTCAGTCCAGCAAGGTGCGTTCAATGCTGAATTCGACCTGAAGTTGATGATTGCTCCCGTACCGTTCCTCGGAATGGAAGGTGCAGTTCAGCAAGATGCGGCTATCATCCCCTTGATTGAAGCGCGTATGAATGACGCGATGAACGTCATGATGGATGCAATGGCAACAGCCTTGTACAACAACACTACAAATACGCAACAGTTTATCGGTTTGCCTGCTGCTGTTTCAGCTTCCGGCACCTACGGTAACATTTCGCGTAGCACATATTCTTGGTGGCAGTCTGGCTCCTATGCAGCCGGTAACGTCAACCCCACCCGTCAAAACATTCTCCAGTACATCTCAGGTACCGTTAAGAAAGGTGCGGAAGTACCTTCATTTGGTATTTGCGGATTTGGTACTTGGACTTTGCTGGCACAGGACTTTGTGGGACAAGAGCAATATGTCATCACCCCTGGACATGGTTTTGATGGCGATGCAAATGGCCCCCAAGCTGCGTTCCGCGCATTGATGGTTGCTGGTGTACCTATTTATCCAGACCCTTACTGCCCTGAAGGTACTGTCTACTTCCTGAACACTAATTACTTGTCTCTGTACATCCATGAGCAAGGTTCGTTTGTGTTTACCGGATTTGAGTCGACTCTACCTAACTGGCAGATTGGCTATGTTGGCGCTGTTATCATGATTGCGGAAATGGTCTCGACCAAACCCAAGAGCATGACAGTGGTGTCTGGCTATAACTCTATTTCACTATAAGGAGATAAGCCATGTCATTATCAACAAACAAGATTTTACTAGCAAACGCGTCTACGAACGGTGCTGGTGCATATTTTCAACCTTACTACCTGACCAACGGTTCAACAACCGCTGTTACGATTCCTGGTGGTATTTACTGGATTATGCCCACGGGTAACGTGACCATTGAGTTCAATACCAACTTGTCTGGAAACATTTCTAATGCTTCTTGGACGGTTGCTGTTGCAAACAATACAGGCGGTTTGATTTTGGCTGACGGTACAAACGTGCGTGCTAACGTGTTAGCAGGTAACGTGTCCATCATCCTTTATGCAACCAACGGCGGTCAAAACGTAGCCGGAACCTTCAACGCTACTTAAGGGGGTGTTCCATGTCTAATGTTGATTCCGTTAGTCAAAATACGGCAGCAAATTTTGGCAATTATGCAATTGCTGCTGCATCAAATGTATCGCTTACAAGCACAGGTAATGCTGTAGTTAGCATACCAATTTTATCCGGCGGTTTAACAACAGGTACTTCTGTTGCTTCTTCCGGCGGTGTGATTGTACGGCGTATTACGGTGCAAGATCCAAGTGGTAACGTATCAACAGGCAACATTACAATTTTTACGTCAAATGATGGCAATACCAGTAATGCAGTAACTACTGCTGCTGGAACTACATTGACCAGCATGACAGGAACGGGAACGTGGCAAGACCTGACTATTATTGCGCCATTTTTGGCCAACGTAGTTTCTGGTTACAACACGCAATCGTTTTATGTAAAAGTGGTAACTGCCGTTGCTAACGCTACAGTTGATATTCGTGTGTACGGCGATACGGTAAATTTCTAATGACAATAGTCAGTGTGACGAATAAATGGGTGAAGCCGGTAGAAGCGAGTTTTGAATATGTTCTCTATCGCTTTCCTATAAATGAAGCCGTGGAGATTCCGGTTGAAGCGGCGCGTCACATATTTGGTTATGAGCAGGAAGATAAAGTGCCATACCTAACGCGTCTGGCCTTTATCCAAACAATGAATGATATTCCAGAAGGTATTAAAATTCTGGATAAGTTTAGAATTACGGAGGCAACTCCGAAACCAGACCACTTCATATCCCCGGTGGTGGAGAGAGTACCCCTGCCTAACGCAAGAAGGGCGGGGGGAAATATCCGCGCTGCTTAACATGAGAGATAAATGTCTCAAACACTTGGCGGGTACATTACGCAACTCAGATATTTGCTGCATGATGCAAATGCAAATTTCTATTCTGATACGCAACTAACAACCTATATCAACAATGCGCGTGAACGCGTTGTTCGAGATACAGGTGCGCTACGCACCATACAAACAACTACTGTTCCTACTTCCCCTTCTGCTGGTGGCCAAGCCCCGGTGTTGTGGACCGCAAATACCGCAGTCACAGTAGGCCAACAGCTAGTCAGTAATATCTACACTTATCAAGTTACAACTGCTGGTACAACAAGCTCGACAGCACCGGCTTACCCCGGTAGTAGTAATACAAACTATAGCGGTAATGTTTACCCGCCTAGTACGCCCTTTCAAGACGGCACTGCTTATATACAATATGTGGGCAATGCTGAACAAATCAACTATGTATCGCTACCTTCAGGTCTTCAGACGCTAGATATAATTAACGTCAACCTGTATTGGGGAAATACGCGCATACCTCTACGTTACTTGCCCTGGACTCAGTTCAATGCAGAGTTACGGTTTTGGCAGAACTATATTGGGCGTCCTATCTGCTACACTCAGTATGGACAAGGTTCTATTATTATTGCGCCGGTACCAGACAATATATACACCGTTGATTTAGATACGGTTTTATTGCCTACGGCTTTGGTTAATAGTTCAGATGTTGACCCTATCAATGACCCGTACTATTCACCGGTTATTTTCTACGCGGCTTACCAGGCTAAGTTCTATGAACAGTCTTATGGTGAGTCAGAGATATTCAAGCAAGAATATATAAAGCAAACTCAGGCCGTACTGGTGTCTATATCCACCAGACGGATGCCAACCCCTTACTCGACACCTTTCTAACATGGCCGCCGCAGAACAGAAGAAATCGTATGCGGTTGTCAAACAGTTTGCAGGTGTTGACACCAAGGCTAATAGAACAGCTATCAAGGAAGAAGAATTTTCTTGGCTTGAAAACGCTATGCCTATTGGCTATGCAAATCTTAAGATTACGCCCACATATTCCAATGTTGGTTCAATTACGTTTGCTAATACCGTCACTAACTTTACCTCGGTCAACATAGGTATATACGATTACCTACTAGCGTTTCAAGCTGACGGTTCACTGCAAGCTGTAAACGTACAAACATCAACATTAAGCAATGTAGCGGCCGCGGGTATTTTTACTGGTGATGGTTTAACAAACGTAGGCCAGTGGCAAAATACAAATGCCTTAATAGCTGATTCTAATAAAGGTTTATACAGTTGGGATGGCACAAATCTTATAAACGTAGGTTCGGTTGGTACTATTGGTATTGTAAGCGGTGGCTCTGGCTATACATCACCACCGGCAGTAACGATTGGTGCGCCTAACCAAACCGGCGGCCAACAGGCTTTTGCAACCGCAAGTCTTACTGCAAACGCGGTTAGCTCAATCATTTTGACCAATGCTGGAAGCGGATACACTTCACCACCCACAATTACTTTTAGTGGAGGCGGTGGTTCAGGTGCTAATGCAATATCTCAATTAGTTACTTTTGCTACTGGCACTATGTCTGTGCTGGTAACAAATGGTGGCGCAGGATATACCAACGCAGCTAATACCGTAGTCACTATCACGGGTGGAGGTGGTGCAAACGCTAACGGTACTGCAATTATTTCGGGAAACATAGTTACTCAAGTGATTATGAAT